GCAATCGAGGAGTTTTCTGAAAACTGTTCTTTCATTTTCACCTGCAACTTTAAGGCTCGTCTGATTGACGCCCTTCACTCTCGCTGTTCCGTTGTTGACTTCGCACTAAAAGGTGATGAGAAGGCCAAGATGGCAGCGCAGATGTTTAAACGCCTGTCAAACATTTTAACAGAAGAAGGCATTACATATGACAAAGATGTATTGGGTAAGATCGTTCAACGCTATTTCCCAGACTATCGTAGGACTCTTAACGAGTTACAAAGGTATTCTACTTCTGGAAACATTGATGCTGGTGTTCTTAGTCAAGTTGAATCAGTAAGAAAACTTGATGATCTAATCAAGGCTCTTAAAGATAAAGACTTTTCAACCATGCGTAAGTGGGTTGTTAATAACTCTGACATTGACCAGAGCCGTATCTTTAGATCAATCTATGATAACCTTTGTAACTATCTAAAGCCCGAGAGTGTGCCAATGGCTGTGGTTACTCTTGCTAAGTATCAGTATCAGTCCGCTTTCGTCGCTGATCAAGAGTTGAACTTGGTCGCATGTCTAACTGAATTGATGGTAGAATGTGAGGTGAAGTAATGGATGTGTTTCGTGATTTGATTCCATCCATTCTTCAAACAAAGAAGAACGTCCTTGAAAACGACAAGGACTATCCAGCTTTCGTAGTGAACCGGGCTCTCTCGTTTCACTACGATTGCGTTCTTCAAGCAAATGAAATGAACCAGAATCCTGGTTTACCTGCATCCATGCAATACCAGTATTTGCTAAATACAGTGAGAGGCTATAAAAGGCCTTTTCGCAAGTGGGAGAAGCGTGAGACCATTGATGACTTAGAAGCCGTCAAAGAATACTATAACTATTCTAACGAAAAGGCCCGAGAAGCATTGGTTCTACTGGACGCTAACCAACTCGAAACAATAAGAAAAGCAATCGACAAAGGTGGCACAAATGACAGTAAACCTAGACGAGTTCGTGGAAGTTAAACTTCCGGACCCTCAGGCCTTCCTTAAGGTGAAAGAGACGTTAACCCGTATTGGTGTAGCGTCTAAGAAAGATAAGACACTCTATCAGTCATGTCATATTCTACATAAGCAAGGCCACTACTATCTCGTTCATTTCAAGGAGATGTTTATGTTGGATGGAAAACCAACAGACTTCTCAGAAGAAGATCGTGGTAGAAGAAACACTATCGCTAATCTATTGGCAGAATGGGGACTAGTAACTCTAGTCACACCAAGCAAATCACAAGAACCATTAACACCTCTTAACCGTATCAAGATCATATCTTATGGTGAGAAGGGTGAATGGAATCTAGTTGCTAAGTATTCATTGGGAAAGAAACGTTTTTCAGATACAGAATAAGAAAGTGAGTTCGTTATGACAACATTGAGAATATGGAAAACAAATCCTGCCGTCCAGCTTCCTAAACACCAGACGGCACAATCAGCCTGTTTTGACCTAGCCTTTCAGACCGCAGGAAAGAATAGCTATAAGGGTTATTCTCATATGAATAAGCCTTTCTCCAGAGAGATGAAGGATCGTCTTACCATCGCTCCAGGTGAGCGGGCGCTCATTCCAACGGGGTGTATCATGGATATACCAGAAGGCTTCTCCGTGCGTCTCCACGCTCGTTCCGGAACGTCTCTAAAGCAGGGTCTAGTCCTTGCTAATGCCGAAGGTGTGATTGATTCCGATTACGTTGAGGAAGTGTTTATCATACTTCACAATATCTCTGGTAATGCCGTTACCATTGAGAACGGTGACCGTATCGCCCAGGCGGAACTTGTTAAGAATGTGGAATACACCGTCGAAGAAACACCAGCACGACCACTACCAAAGACCAGCCGAGCAGGTGGATTTGGTTCTACAGGTATCACAAACCAACACAATATGGTCGTCATAAATATTCCAGAAACTAAAGAGGTCAAGGTTGAAGAACCTGCGCCTGTTAAACGTGGTAGAGGTAGACCAAGAAAGAATGCCTAAAGCCCATAGAGTTGGTGATCAAAGAATGTGTGGTGCCGTTACGACAAGTGCTGGCATCAACACAAACGTTTTTGTTAACGGTCAACTGGCATCCGTTGTTGGTGACCTTGACAGTCACAATAACCTTGGTGCTTTGATATCACAATCACCTGGCACTATTTTGATTAACGGCATTCCTATGATCGCTGCTATCATGGATCAAGGTTCGCCAGATCAAGAAGGTATTGTTACACACGTTACAGGACTACCAACTCCAGGCACAGGATCGCCTAACGTCAATATGTATGGTGGTCAAGGCACATTCGGCGGTGGATTAGGAAACTTTGGTCTATCTGGTGTTCCCGGTATCGGTGAGGTCATGCAAATCGGTTCTCAGATTGTAGGACAAGTATATCGCACCGCAGTTCAAAGTGGTAGTTCGGGAATGATGGCTCTTAACAATATGAATCCTGCCGTAACTCCACCGACGGTCAATACAACCATTACAAGTGCTAATACAGGAAAGACATTTACGTTTACCTCGTATTATACCTCTTGACAAGTTTGTGACAATTACTATATAATGTTATGACGATAGCCGAAAGGTATCGTCCTTATACTCTCGCTGAAAAGGAGAACTAATATGACAAACGACTATTTCGGAATCCCAACCGGCCTTGCCCGCCAGTTTATCGGCTTTGAACAAATGCTAGATAAGATTAGAGAGGCAAGCGAAACCCTTCCTAAGATTCCATCTTACCCTCCATACAATATCAAGAAGATTGACGATGAACATTTCGTGATTGAAATGGCTGTCGCTGGCTTCGGTAAGACCGACCTTGATATTGAATTGAAAGATGGTACGCTAACCGTATCTGGTAGTCATGATGCAGATGACAAGGATTATATCTACCAAGGTATTGCTAATCGTGCCTTTACTCGCAAGTTTACTCTTGCTGACACTGTTGTTGTAAAAAATGCGGAGTTAGTCAATGGTCTACTTAAAATTGCTCTCGAACGTTTTGTACCGGAAGAAAAGAAGGCGAAGAAAATCGACATCATGGATCCGTTCGGTGTCCAGGAAGTGACAAAGCAATTTCTGACCGAAGGTACTAAGACCTGGGTCGATCTAGCACAAAAGACCATGGATGCCGTGACACCTAAGTAAGAATAACAAGACCCCTCCACGCCTCTCGTAGAAGCGCACCCGGAGGGGTTACTTTTATAATGAGGTTACTATGAAACTTGTGATTGAAGAATCCCCAAAGACTGTAACAGTTATTACTCCTACAATTGGTTCTCCTAAACTTTGGGATGCTGTTGAGTCCGTCAAAGCACAAACTTATCCTTGTAAGCATCTAATCGTCCTTGATGGTCCGGATGTTAAAGCAGACCGCTTGCCATGGCCGCATGATGGTTATGATAGCATTATTGTAAAGACACCAGAGAACACAGGTAAGACTGGTGGCAACTTTTATGGTCATCGCATCTATGCGGCTTATCCACATCTACTCAATTCAGATTACATTCTATTCCTCGATGAAGATAACTGGTATGAACCTAATCATGTTGAAACACTGGTCAAGACTATTGAAGCAAAGAACCTAGACTTTGCCTATTCTCTCCGTCAGATTTATGATAATGGTAGGCATTTCCGTTGCAATGACAATTGTGAAAGCCTTGGTAAGTGGCCAATCTTTATGTCCCGTAGTTCTCGTCATGGTGAACAGTTCCTAATCGACACATCATCGTTCTGTTTCACAAGAGAGTTTATCCAAAAGACATGCCATCTATGGCATTCTGGTTGGGGTGGTGACCGTCGTTATTTCTATGCTGTTAAAGATCAAGCTAAGTTTGACACAAACGGCAAACATACACTATGCTATCGTTTAGATGGCAATCCTAATTCAGTAACAGAACAATTCTTTGTTGAAGGTAACAAGACACAAGAAGCATATTATGAAGGGAAGTTTCCATGGCTAANGACNTNATNATTGGNGGNGCNAGNGGCTACAATTGGGATCAGTTGAAATACTGGGTCAATTCTATTAAGAAAACTGGTTTCAAGGGTGATGTTGTTATCGTTGCCACTAACATGCCAGGTGATACAGTTAAGAAGCTGGTAGAGAATGATGTTAAAGTCTATGCCTATGGTCAGAGAACGGAAGATGGTGGTATCGGTAAAACCGAGAATAACATTCCTCCACACGTTGAACGTTTTCTATTCATTTGGGATTACCTGCGCCGGAACAAGGACACTTATCGTTATGTTACCGTTACTGATACACGTGACGTTATCTTTCAGAAGGATCCAACCGAGTATCTTAGTTCTAATCTATTTGCACAGTCCATTGTGTGTGCCTCCGAAGGATTGTCATACAAAGACGAACCATGGGGAAACAAGAACCTTCTTGACACCTTCGGTCCTTTAGTGTATGATGAACTTAAAGATGGGTTGATCTACAATGTAGGAACGATTGCCGGCTTCTATGAGGAAGTTCGTGATCTACTATTACAGATTTTCTTTCAATCTGTCAATCGTCCGATTCCAATTGTGGATCAGGCAGTGTTTAACTTTCTGATTAACCAGCATCCTCTACGTGGTGAAACTCTATTCACTAACAATGTAAGTGGTTGGGCTGTCCAGTTAGGTACAACTAAGGCAGCCGTCGCTGCTGGTGCTGGTGATATCGGTTTGGCAGTTAAGCAAGATCCGTCCAAGATGGATGAATATATAAAAGTATATCAAGATGAACAGCCTGTAGTAAACGGCGACATGGTATATAATGATCATGTGGCTTTCACCATCGTCCACCAGTGGGACCGTGTTCCTGCTATCAAAGAATTGGTTATGAAGAAATATGGATAAGTTAAGACTAGGCTTTGCGGATACCTTTGATGGGGCCAAAGAGTATTTCACCACTATTCTTTCCATGAGATATGAAGTAGTCCGGGACGATCAGCGCCCGGATTATCTTATCTTTGGTGATCGTAACTTTGGTGAGACAAACGTTAGATATGAGAATTGCGTTCGTATCTTCTACACTGGTGAGAACCAGCGTCCATCAGATTATCGTCATGACTTTGCTATCACGTTTGATCATCCACAAGATCAAGCAAAGATGTATCGTTTACCTCTATATGTAATCTATGAGTTTGACCATCTAATTCATCAGAATAGAGAGCAACGACATGTGGATGATTTTGATAATAAGAAGTTTTGTTCTTTCGTTGTAAAGAATCCTGGATGCCAGTATCGCAATTCTTGGTTTCATGCATTGAGTCAGTTTCAACAGGTAGACTCAGCAGGCCCTTTATTCAATAACATGTATAATGGTTGGCGCCCAGAAACGGTTGTTGATAAAGTAAAGTTTATGAGTGACTACAAGTTCAATCTGTGTTTTGAGAATAGTTCATATCCTGGCTACTGCACCGAGAAACTATTTGAGGCTCTTTGTGCTAAGACTATTCCAATCTATTGGGGTTCGTCTACTGCTGCACTCGACTTCAATCCTAAAGCGTTTCTCAATCGTCATGACTTTGCTAATGATCAGACTTTCTTTGACAAGATCGTTTCTCTTTCTAGAAATAAAGAACTATACAATGAAATGTATATGCAGCCTATGTTCCGTGAGGACGAGTTTAATAGAAACTTTAACATACATCGTTTTTTGAATTGGTTTGAATCTAATGTTTATCAAGGTGTGATCAATGAATAAAGCCCTAATCATTACTCCCACAGGTCGTCCGATCTATCATCATGAAGATTATGACAAAGACAATCACTGGCGCTTTACAAAGCCCGAGCGCACATATGAGACTTGTGTGGTTGTCTATAATGACTTTCAGCCAGAGCCAGGAACTTATGACTATATCATTCGTCGCAAGGGTCTAAAATGGAATCTTGCACCAGAGGTTTCTAAGATCATCAACTGGCAGGACTATGATTACATCGGAGTGTGGGACGATGACTATGCTACCGATATTAAGTCTGTCAATCTTGCTTTGTCATATGCTCGGCGCTATGATTTTAGATTGTTTCAACA